GGCTTTTTCTGGTTTTAGTTACGTATTTCTTTAAATAGAGCTACGTACCTTATTCCTTTCATCCTATTAAAAGAAATTTATTTTAAATATTTGTTTTTCTTTGTCGCATTACCGGTGAAAGTTATTACTTTGAAGGTTCGACTCCTTCATGTGACACCTTATTGTTTTTAAAGTGAGCGTTTTAGTGTGTGTCGTTTTGTTTTGGTCTATTTTAGACTCGAAAGTCGATTGTTTAACGTCCTACGTTGATTTTTGTAATAGTTTACAATGCGATATGGTGTGTTTGGTAAAGGAGCTGCATCCAATACCATACACTATATACTAGTTGTATAACAGTAGAGCGTTCCAAAGAGTTTTCGAAAATCGCTAAATATTGAAATGTATATTCTTCCCCAAGGGGACTGAGTGTATACTTTATAATGTAAGCAGACCATAACCTCTGAACTCTTGGGTGGATTCCCAGGTCAGGTTTGAAGCTGTGTTTAAATTTATAAAGTGTGCTAGGCAGTAGAAAGTAGAATTTGTTGATAATGTTTAGTAGACCGTTTTGACTCCATTTGGACTTATTTTAATGATGAAGTTTTTTGAGCAGCATTCTAAATTTTTAAATTCTCAGAGTCTCACAAACTCTGATTTCTTACCATTTTCATGGAAGAAACAACGATGTGCTATATCTTGCACTCGATGTCGTAAACTCTATAGAGTGTGCGACGAGTGTTGTAGATATAGAGAGATAACGTCAACCTATAAGCAATTTGTTTTAGATTGTAAAAGAGATTTTTATTTGTTTAATGAGCATTTAGATGATCTCTATTATATAAAAGCTTTTTGTCGTGTAGGTGGAGATAAAAAAGATATATTACCATACATCCACTATGTTAGAGGTATACCCTCAGAAGTTTTTGATGTGTGTGTTGAGTTTTTAGTTGATGATATTAATAATAAAATAGATATTATGTACCCGCAAGGAGTTAGCTCTTTCCTTCAGGTTTTAAAGGGTGCACAAGTAGCTCTTTCAGGTCTTAAAGCTATGGGCGTAGCTAGTTCCACTCCAGACGTGCCATATATAGGTGTTGTAAAAACGCTCGTTAGTGTAATGAATTTATATGAGAATGGTTTGTCTTTCACAACCTTGGCAGCCTTATTGTTGGATATGTACCAAATGTTCGACAGTGAATTTGCTAGACCTCAGTCTTTAGAGGCTATATCTTTGGGAGCATTAGCTTTATTATTACCAAAAGAGTTGTTTAACATTTTGAAAAATATAAGCGTTTTGACTTCAGCGAAGATTATGGATGATGTTACTGGATTTTCAGCTTTGTTTAATAATTGTGTGGATTTTCTAGTTAAAACTCTAGAAGCTTTTCCAAACAAGGTTTCCGTTCCACTAGTTAGGTTGATTCGTTCTCTTCCTTTTGGAACCCATTATCTTATTTTGGGGAAAATTGACAAAGTTATGCTCAAATGGAAAAAAGATAAAGTTATTATTTTATCCCAAGTCTTCCGCGAGGAAGTGAAAGAAATAGAAGCCTCATTGGACAATTCAGCTTTACAAGAGTGGGTAAGGCGATCCAATGCTGTGAAAGCAAAGTTAGCAGATTTCCAGTGTTTGCTTAAAGCTCTTAAAGCATATGACTCTACATCGCGTGTGGAACCGTTGTGTTTCGTATTTGAAGGAGGCCCTGGTACGATGAAGTCTATTACTCTTAATCAGCTAATTAAAAGTTTTCGTACAACAACATACGGTCATACGGTTAAAGCATCCGGTGACGGAAAGGACTTCTATGATACGTATGCTAATCAGAGAATATTTTACATGGATGATCTGGGTCAACAGGGTATATCACAATTTAGAAATTTAATAAACTGGGTTTCTAGTGTAAAATTCCCTTTAGAATGCGCTGCCGCCGAACTAAAAGATACAAAGTATTTCTCAAGTTCTCTGATAATGTTTACAACGAATCGCTTTACTGAACTCAATGGTCTAGTTAAAAGCGACTGTATCGATAATGTCGAGGCGCTTTGGCGTAGAGGGTTCGTGTTTGATTTTAATCAGGTAAAGCGAAAACGTTCTAAGCTAACTGGAACCATTGTATTTAAGCATTACGACATGAATGAGAAGCGTTGGGTGCAAGGTTTCCCTGCAGAGATGGACCTTGGTGTTCCTTCCAGTTTTACGGCAACAAATAATAGAATCGACCACTTAAACTGGATGTATACAATTATTTCAACAATGGAACAAGAGAGATTAGAACAAGAGAGTGAACAAGACCTCACTGACGAAGAAATAGATGCAATTCAGAGAGGAAAGGATTCCCCCCCTGAAGAAATTTATGAAGATGCAAAGGATGCTCAAGGCCCAGCTCAAGTGTTAAAAGACAAAGTTGCGACTTCAATGGATTTTTGTGAAAGAGTCGAAGATAGTGTGTGGAATATGATGTGGATGTTTGAAGACATGATTATAACAGCTGCATCAACTATATGGGAGAATATCCCCGATTGGAAAACTAACGTTGTTAGTCTTTGTATCGTTGCAGGAATAGCAGGTTTATATTATGGTCTAACTAAAAAGAAACAGGTTCCCGTGGAATACTCTTTGGCTCAGACTTTTAAACAAGCTACTGATGCTATAGCCGCTTGTGAAGGTACGATGGAACGAAGAACTACGCAAGTAGAGTCTGTGGCTAAACAATGTTTGTTTTTGAAGTTACAGTTTCCCACCTTTCATACTGAAAGTATAGCTATTGTTTCAGGACATAGTGTTGTTGTTCCAGCGCATTTGGCAGAAGAGGACTTTGCTCAAGTCACTGTGTATAAGGACGTTACTGCCCAGTCCATTTTATGGGACCATATACCCATGACTCGAGTGTATATGTCAATGGCCGAAGATGTGGCAATATATCAAGCTAATATACACATACCTACCCCTTTTAAATGTTTATCACACTTGTTTAAAGTTCCGGGAAAAGTAGTTGATGTTTTAGTTACTCCTATTCGCTCTTTTGATTTATGTTCGATTAGCCGTGAGGCAACAGATGTCAAATATGCTTTTGATATTAGAGGAGTGTCTTATGTCAATCATATTAAAGCAAATAAAGGAATTAATTATAAATTAGAAGCTCCGGGTCTTTGTGGATCGCCGATAATGTCTTCAGATGAGGGCGTGTGTGGCATTCACGTGGCCGGAGGTGATAATGGAGGCACTGCCGTTCTGTGGTCTAATAGTGTTATAGAAGCAGTACGTGTTATTTTAGCTGCTGACAAGATGTTTCATATAAAAGCTGACATATCAGACAAGGTCATATCAGATTTTAGTGCTATAAAGTTAGATAACACTGGAATTGTTACGTCTTCTTCGGGTGTTTCTAAAATTGTTCCATCTCCGTTGGCAGAAGTCTTTGAGTCTACGAAAGCCCCAGCAAATTTGCGAGCTAATGGTCCTTTCACTGTTAAAGATATCGCAAAGAAGTCCTTCACTCCAGTTCAGACTGTGAATGTGGATGATTTAAATTTTGCGAGGAGTGTAATTGGTTCCTTTATTCCCAATTTTTCTCAGGTGTCTATATATGATGCGATTAAGGGAGATCCTGAGATTGCTGGTATGAACAAGAAGTCGTCTTGTGGATATGGATTTAACGGAGACAAGACAGAATATATTGATTTTGAAAAGGGAGAATTGACTGAAAAGGGAGCTGATATTTATAAACGTTTTCTTGATAAGATCGATGCGGGTGAGTTTGAACTCGCAGACAATGTCTGGACAGAGTGCTTGAAAGACGAGCTTCGTCCCCTCCATAAAGTTGATGTGCCACGTAGTTTTAGATGCTCAACTTGGATGGTTCAGTTGTTGTCAAAGCAATTATTCACCAATATGGTTAAACATATAGTGAAAAATAGACACGAGAATCAAATAATGGTGGGTATCAACCCTCTACGTGAATTTAAATACTTGGACGCCAAGCTTAGGACAAGTAAAAAGAAGTGGGCAGGTGATTTCAAGAAATGGGATGGAGGCATGTTGCCTCAAATACAGCATGCTATAGCAGATGTTATAAAAGATCACTTTAAAGGTGATTCGGTGTGGACATTACGCCTTTCTTTTATTTTAGCAAGTATGCCACACACTGTTGTTAGTGTTGCTAATACCTTGTTTCAAGTTAACCATTCTATGCCGTCCGGTCATTTCTTAACGGCAATATTCAACAGTTTAGTGAATCGTGCACTTACAGCGATGTGGTATCATCATGTTATGGTAGCGCATGTTAGGCGCCCCTCTTATGGTGGTTTCTTGGCGATCGTTGATTATGTGTACGGAGATGATAAATTGAATGGTGTTTCAGAGAATTGTGACATCTTGCATATGAAATCTATGGCAGCATATTTTAGTAAAATTGGACTGGGTTTTACTACGGCAGATAAGAAAGAAGTCACTCTAGAAACCGAAGAGATGGACCAATTGTCCTTTTTGAAGAGAACTTTTGTTTTTGATCCGCGTTGTGGCACGATCGTATGTCCGTTAGATTTAAACACAATTGTCAGTTCAATTGCGTGGTATGATAAGACTAAAGACATGCAGGAAGTGTTAAGCGGAAAATTAGATGCTTTTCAGAGGGAGGCGTTTCTGCATGCTGATAAGTATGATGAGTTGATAATGCATGCAGAAGCTAAGTTGAAGGACTTAGATTTTCATCATAATTTTAGGTCTAAAGAGGTTCTCTTACATATGTTAATGTTTGATAAGAGAAACTACTTACCTACGGTTTATGATAATTATAATTTAATAAATTAGTGAGATGCGAATGATCACCTATAGAAAGTGCAATCTATAGTAGTAGCGTTCGTTTCAATATACCGCACACCCCCCTTATTACTGTCAGTTGTCCAGTATTAAGTTTTAGAGACAACTATGAAAGATATGCAATCGTCTTCAGGTGAAGACGCAAATTATGGCGAAGACAATGCAAATATTGTCCCGCCCAACTCAGATAGTGGTGAACTAGTAGAAGATGTTAGAACGGTAGAATCGTTGTACGATTCGAGTTTTCGCACTAGACCTGCCGTTCCCTCTATCGAAATTTATGATAAAACCCCTGTTTTTTCTAACGTAGACCCGGCTATGAGAATGGATTACTCTAGGCTTATTGGTAAGCCTTTCCATCTTAAATCATTTCCGTGGGCTACTACAGACGTTAAAGGAACTGAACTGGCGCAAAGCACGTATGTTCCTAGTGATATAATTAATCTTAACGTCATGACAGCTTCTCCCTTTCTCCTTTCTTGTTTGTACCATATGAAAGGTTGTTTTGTTGTACAGGTTTTGGGTACTCCTATGCATGGTGGTTGTCTGGTTGCTTCTGTCCTTCCTCGGTCTCAGCAGAACCAGGGTTTGGTTACAGATTATGGTACTACTTTACACTCTTATCAATCGGCTCCGCATGCTTTTCTACATGCTAATTCGGCAACTAGTGCCTGTATTCAGATACCGTGGTATTCGAACACTAAGTTGCGCATGACACCTCGTGCCGATACGTTCACGTTTGCTGCTCAATCTGATACGTTGTTTACGAATCCAGCGCGAGATGCTATCGATTATGCACAGTTGAAGTTTAGAGTTTTAGCACCCCTGACATGCCCTACTAGTGCATCGACTGGAGTCTCAGTATCTGTGGGTATAATGTTCACAGAGTTGAATTTTTATGTACCGAAACCAGAGTTCATTCCTGCAGGTTTGTTGGCTGCACAAGGTACGAAAGTTCCGACTTTATCTAGTGCTGTTACTAAAGTTTTTGATGGAGTTACATCAAATTTGAAATCCTTTTCGTCCGATATTTTGGACTCAGGTCGAGGTTGGTTGCGATCCATGACGGGCTTGCATAACCCTAATATAACTAATCCCGAACACAGAATGGTAGTTTCCACTAGAAACAATCCTAATTATGTAGATAATGAAACGTTTATGTATAAATTGGACCCATATTCTACTCATCAGCAGCCTCTTGGGGAGTATATTTCTGATACAGCAGTGGATGAAGGTTTGATTTCTAATATAGTATCTAAGCCTATGGCTGTGTCTACTTTTACTATAAATACCAGTAATTCCCCCGGAACTCTTTTGTTTTCTGCTCCTATTCATCCGTGTATGTTTAGACAGCGAGGACAAAATTCTATAGCCTTTGTTACTGCTCCTATTGATAAGTTATCTAGAATGTCTAGATTTTATCGTGGCGGTCTTAGACTATCTATTCAAAATTTGGGTAGTTCTTTTCATATGTTTAAATTGTTAGTAACTAGAGAGTATTATACTACTGCGATTATGCAAACAGCTCATAATTTAATGTCGTCTGTGCAAAACGTGCCTAGCGAAGTGCTAGAGTTCAGTGCCGGAGGACAAGTGCAACATATTGAGCTTAAGCAGAATTCAATGTTTGATTATATTCCAATTGGTCCTGGCTATTATCCGCAAACAACGTACCATGGAAAAGTTTCCATCTATTTATTGCAAGCCATGGTGACCAATGGTTCGGTCGCTCAAACTGCTGATGTTGCTGTGCATTTGTCAGCTATGCCAGATTTTGGTTTATATGGCTATGCTGTTGATCAGTTTCTTTCTAACCCAGAGGGAGATAATGCCGGCCCACCGGCGGATCAACCTGATCCCGATGAGCCTTTTGAGGATCCTAACCCAACTCTGCTTATGGCGCAGAGTAGTAAAGTGCCATACAACGTGTCTAATGATAGAATATTGGCAGGTTCGGATACCACTCCACCTGACAAGTTAGACACGTCGCCTTTTCGACCTATTGTACATATTCGTGATCATACTCGTCGCATTTTGCCGATTAAGCCTGTGCGATTTACAACCACAGAGTTATTGACTCAAAGGGGTATCGTAGTTTTTGATGTATATAATTTGTTATTTGGTAAGCCAGCGGCTGGTACACCCATTTCGTTGAATGAGGCTATTTCGACTATGTTTTATGGATATAGAGGTGGCTTAAAATTGAAGTTTCTTGTGAGAGGCGTTGCGGATGCTCAAATTGCGTATATTCCTCCGGGCATGATACCTACATCAGCCGCTACTGGTTTCGAGGCACGTAGTACAAAGCCTTTTCCTAGTGCCCTACAACCTAATGGTATCGCCGCCTTTATCGAGCGTTTTAGTCCCACTAGAACAACTTCTCGCTTTTCCTACGCTCCTCATCTTGAGACCGCAGATTTTAAAAATGTTGGTTCTCCACAAGGTCTTGTTGGAGCCGATACTGCTGCCGCAGATCAAGGCACTGATACATCTGGCGCCACTACTGAGTTGGAAGTTCATGTTCCGTACATGTCACCTTTGCGTTTTGTTGGCTCTTATTCTAATCATTATGCGGGTAATACCGATAATGAGTCATCTTCAAATGATTTAGGAACCATAGTACTCTCCACTCAACCCCAATATACTTTTGCTAATGCTGGTGATAGACCGGCTATTGGCCCCATTATCGTCTACCCTTTTCTGGGCACAGATGACGTGGGTAGGTTTGTCTATCAAGTCGGTTCGGCACCGATAGCTTTAGATGTCGACACCTTTTCTACAGGAGGTGTGATTGCAACAAATTACAATCGAAATCCTGGTAACTCCGTTGGAGCTACTCCCACTTCTATTTATTATAGTGGTGCGGCTGCAATCTAAGTTACAAAATCGCATTAGCGACCCCTCGTGGTTCTTTTATAGTCTATATAAACGGGCCATTATAATACGCTTATATAGAAATTAAGAGAGGGGTCACCCCTT